CCTTGACGATGCCGAAGACCGAGATCCCGTTCGCGCAGTTGAGCACCTCGCTGAAGAAGTTCGGCAAGATGCGCTCAGACTTCGAGAGCCTCGCCCTTCGCGTGGAAGTGATCGACTTCAAGAAGTGAAGGAAAGCCCCGGTCAGAAATTGATCGGGGCTTTTCTGCGTCTCCGGTCAAGTGTCGTGAAATCGATCCCGGCCCAGATGCCCCAGCGCTCGCGCCTCGCTATCGCAGTCTCATAGCAGGGCCGGCGAACGGGGCAGTGATTGCAGATGCTCACCGCCATCTGATGCGCTTGGGATGTCCTGTCGTGATCGAACCAGAGCTCAGGATCGACTCCTACGCAGGCGGCTCTCTCTATCCAGAGATCTATGAGCTTAGCCATGACCGCGCGCCGCAAGCGTCAGCAGAACCGCGCAGGCGATTAATTCAATGACCATGAACCATCTCACGATGTCATGCTAGGGTCATTTTCAGTTGACCCGGTGCGATTCCGGCTCTTGCGCCCATTGTGCGCCAGTCCCTGTCCCCAAGTGATCGGACTCCTGATGATAGAGAATCTGCTATTCGCAGCATCAATGATGATCCCCACCGAAGCACCAGCAAGCATTCAGACCCGCATCATCAGCCAGGCCGCAGAGATCCCGCGAGAATGGCGCTCGTTCGCCGATTGCGTAGCGAACCGCGAGAGCCACCATAACCCGCGCGCTCAGAATCCAGTCAGTAGTGCTCAGGGCAAGTATCAATTCCTAGACAACGCTTGGCGCATCGGCGCTGGCTGGAATGTCTACAGCCGCCTGCGAGATGCAGGAATGCCCCGCAGAGAGGCGAGAGCGATCCTCAGGGATCTTCACTCGAAGCCCATTAAGCGATGGGCAGAGGCTTATCAGGATGCCGCATTCGTCTTCGTGATCCTCATCCCTCGCGGCTGGCGACATTGGCAAGGCGGCCACGGCTGCAACAATCTCGTTCCCTGACTTTCAATGACTTTCCGATATTTGTGTAAATGGCTTGACATCCTCAGACTAGGGACTCATAATTAAGACATAGAGCAAGCCACCAGAGGGAGGAACCGAAATGAACACCACAGCCGCAATCGTCATCCTTGACCAAGACAAGACAGCCAAGACAGCCGGAATCGTCTACGTTGACGTTTGCGAAATCGGCGGTCGCAAGTTGATCGAGCAGATCATCGTCAAGGATGGCGCCGATGTCGTAAAGCTCGCAGACAAGGCGCTGAACGCTAAGGGCTACTTCCGCTTCAGTGGTTACTCAATGGTCCATGGCGAGATGACTGCCGCAATCAAGTTCTAGTAATACGCGCTGACGGTCCCCGCTGAGGTTCGACTCCTCAGAGCGCACGCAAGGCAAACCGACTAGGGAGGAAACGCAATGACAAAGGAAGAAATGCGCAAGATCGTAGTAGCGATCAATGATGCTCGCCTTGACGGACGCATCACGCGCGAGATCCACGCTACCCAGATCGCCGCCATCAATGCGGATCTCATCGCCGCCGGACTCACTTGGGAGGATCTCGCATGAACGCGCACGACTACGCAGAGCGCGGATGGCTCGTGTTCCCGCTCGCCCCGCACTCGAAGCAGCCGAACCCTCGCTACGCCCCGAGCGGATACAAGAGCGCGACGACAGATCATGCGCTCATCGATTCCTGGCCCGATGGTGGGAATATCGGGATCGCCTGCGCACCGTCAGGCCTGATCATCATCGATGTTGACTACCGCAACAGTCCTGATCTCGCGCTCGTCAATTCGCTTCCGGCCACGCACGCAGTAGGCACGGCTGACGGATTCCATCTCTACTATCGCACCGAGCAACTAGGCGCGGTTAGAGGGAAGCTCGGCGATGGGATAGACATCAAATATAACGGCTACGTAGTCGCTCCCCCGAGCATTCATCCTGACGGGATCGCCTATCACGAGATGGATTGCATGGAGCCGATCACGCTTCCGGCAGGCCTTAAGAGTCTGGTGCTGAAGTGAGCAGGCTCGAAGACGCAGCGAGAATCCATCAGGCATTGACGAAGCAAGCGACGCTCGCCTACGCAGATCTCATCGCAGAATCCATGAAGGCGAAGGATGAGGGAATGAGCATCACGCGCATTGCCGAGATTTCAGGGATTAGCAGGATGACACTTCACAAGTACGCCTCAGCGGCGATCTCAGCGAATCTGAGCGACCCTGAGAACGATTAGGTGCATAGAGATGCCCCGCAGAGATTGACTCTCTGCGGGGCGTTTTCTATTTCGGGTCTAGTCTCAGGCTGCCGTGAGGTGTCCATGCCGAATACCCGAGATACTTCAGCCCCCATCGCGGGAAATCGCGCGAGCAGGAGTCGATCATGCCCGGGCGCACGTAGTCATTGGACAGGCAATTCGTGGAAGTCTTCTTCCCTACGGCGATGGCGACGTGGCCGAACTTGCCGCCGGAGTAGTAGAGCAGAGCGCCGCGAGGTGCATCCTTAGGCTTCCCTCCGGTGTGCTTCTGGGCATCGGGGATCTTGTGCCAGGCAGCAATGGCAGACGGAGCCCATGCAGGTACGCCGTAGGCCTGCCGGCAATGGCTCTGGCAGAGCCCGGTCCAGTCCTGCGTGGGATTCTTCACCTGATTGCGCGACCACGTGATTACTTCATTGACGTTCCTAGTCAGATACTTCTTCGCCATCTTCTCCGGCCTCCTCAATGTCAACGAACGCGCCGCCTTCTTCAGGCTCAACCGGAATCTGATCTTCGAATAGAACGCTCATGACTTCCTCACTAATTCAGCCGTGCCCTTATCGCCTACGCCAGTCGCAACGATGGAAGTAAGAATTGACATAAGACCAGCGCCCAGAGCAACGCTGATCATCTGCATCCAATCCAAGCCAACGATCCCGAGCGCATCCGTTCCCATCAGCGCAAGAAGGGATTGGGCAACTGTCCTGATAGTTCGCTCGCCCGCATCTGTCCAGAACGCTTTCGTTCTCACTCACTGCCCCTTTGCCTTCAGATGATCCCGCACGTGCTCATCCAGCCGTGCATGAACCTTCGCTACCGAATCCATTACCCGCTCGCCGCGCTCATCTGCATTCACGCGCAGATCCTTGATGTCTTCGCGTGTCTCGCGCGCGTCTGCTTCCAGCCGGTTGATCGCATCCCTGAGCGATGACCCGCCGTTCGGCGTGAACTGCTTACTCATGCTGATCTGTGCCCGAATGATCCACGACAGCCCCGCGAGGAGCGCCCCGGCCAGGCCGACGACCGCGAGCGGATCAGTCGTCATATTCGGTGTCCTCTGCCCAGTCTGCCACGACATCATCCGGCAACCGCAGGAACATCATGGCGCTTCGGTTGCTGCTGGCTGCACGAAGATGTCAAGTGCAGGATCGTAGGAGAATCCGATTCCCGCGAAGCAGCCCCGGAATGAACCCGAGTAGGACGTCTGCCGCCAAACGCCTTCGAGAGCGAGGCAATCGGGGTGCGGGCCGTTAATGAATGCCTGTCCGATCGGTTCCGACTCGGGGAAGGTGCCGCCCCCGCAGTCATCGTTGGATATGACGATGACTTCGCGCACGATGTTGCCGTCGTCAATCCGAGCGAAATGAGCCATCAGACCGCCACCCTCACTATTACGATTCCGCTGCCGCCCCGGCTATTTTTTGAGCCGCCTCCGCCTCCCGTGTTCGCGCTGCCACTCGTGCCGGTAGCACCACCCGCACCACCGCCGCCCGACCCACCCGCACCACTTGAAGTGTCGCCAAAAGCGCCACCGCCACCGCCGAGCGCGTACGTTCCCGCTACATAGGCACCAGATGGTGTTGTGCCTGCGAGGCTAATTGTCGTTCCCGCTCCACCCGCACCGCCTACGCCCGTCGTCGTTGATGCTCCGACCGCGCCAGCGCCACCGCCACCACCACCGCCACCGGGAGACGTTCCGGCAGACGCCGAGCCGCCGTTGTTGCCGATCCCCGCAATTCCAGTACCGCCAGCGCCAGAAGATCCGTAACCACCTCCACCGCCAGAGCCACCTGAGCCGCCTGGGAGTGTCGCTGCTCCCGCACCATTACCGCCGCCGGGGGAGAAATAGGAGCCGATGGCGCTAGGCGTGCCTGAACCTTGGAGAGGGTTCGTCGGTGAACCGCCGCCAACCGTGACCGTCAAAGTACCGGCGGGCAGGTAAGCGTTCGTGACCTGAAGCACGCCACCGGCGCCGCCACCTCCGTAACTGGCGGTATTTCCTCCGCCCCCTCCACCGCATACGACAATGTCCGCGAAACCCGCTGTCGTCACCGTGAGCGTGCCGCTAGCTAAGAACGTCTTGTACTTGTATCCGGTGTAGGAGCCGGTCGCCGTGTCCGAGAAATTGGCAGCGCCGACTCCGCTAGAAAAAGGGAGGAAACTCCAAGTATTCGTATCGGTCTTCAGCAGAGTTCCACCGGCATTCTGCGCCAGAGTCAACGGCGACCCGTTCACCGTAACCCCGCCAGTTCCCGCAATCGTCACAGTGCCGGCGCCGAGATTCACCAGAACGATCTTCGTTCCAGTCGCGTAGGCGATGGACGAGAACAGAGGAACGGTAACCGACACTGCTGATGCATTCGAGTAGGAAACGCAGCCCCCGGCATCCGCTAGGACCAACGTATCCGACGTTCCCGTGACCGTGCGAATAGTTAGCGCATTAAAAGCGCTATTGAGATTCGCCGCAGTCAGGACAGACCCGGCAGTGAAAGCGACCATCAGAACTCCTTCCTAGAAACCAAGTATGTCATCATTCAGCACTCCATAGATTGAATCATTGAGGATGAAAGCAGCGAGCGCCTCAGACAGCGTGAAAGTAACGTCATGCGAGTCTATGGAGATCTCATGCGCGATCTGGTCAATGCTGACGATCTGCGAGACGACAGCGCCGATGCCCGAAGGAGTGAACTCCACCCTCACCACATCGCCTAATTCGAGATCCAGCACGCTCGCCTTCTGGCCTGAAGTGATCGCCTCCAGCCTGACCGTGAGCGAGTCCACGCGGTATTGCGGCTGAGCGTAAAGCCCGACCAGCCAGGATGCGAGCGCCGAAGCCTCAACCGGACTGCTCAGGATCGTTGCGTAGGAAGCATCCATGATCCCGTAGGCAGCCTGAGCGGTAGTGTCATCCGCGATAGCCGTTCCCGCGACAGAGCCGCCGGAAGTGTAGGTAATCGAGACACTGTTTTTCATCTCCTCGGTGCCCCACACAATGGAGATATCCCGATAGGGAATGCCGCCTGATGAGAACGTCACTCCGGTAGTGAAGGCCTGGAGTTCTGCTCGATCCCTGAAGGCAACCGCCCCGGCCCGGTCCATGAACAGCGCGCCGAACTCAGAAGTCTCTACCTTCTGCAGGTACTGGAGCACGTTGGTATTCGCTGCGATCACGTCAGCGTCCAGCGTTGACTGCCCTACGCCGATATCGCGCTTCACCGTTGACCAGCCGACGGCATCGAGCTCGGCAGATACGCGCGCGCCAGACTTCTGCGCTGTCGCTGTCCCTGCCGAGAGAGTCTGCTGAGCGAGGATGGAGAAGCCATCGCTGGCCGAAACCTCCGCGACGGCATCGAATCCGGCCTGCGGATAGGAAAAGTTCCAGTCCTCAATGAAGCCGGTAAAGATCTCCTCGCCGTCATTGTCGATTACTAGTTGCTTGCGCGGCAGGATCTGGCCGTAATACGGCCCGGCGGCATATGTGGGATCGAACCTGCGCGTACGGTTGTCGAGAGAGAGATTCGCCTGCCCGGCAGTGAACTTCTCAAGGATGCGACTCCTGCCGCGCTTCACCGAGATTCCGCGAACGTATGGAGTTACGTCTATGAGCGCATCTCCCCCGAGCACGTATGAAGTGTTATCCAAGACGCCCTTATCGACATCATCCAGCGTGAAGAAATTAACGCCACTGGTAAGGGAGAGATCGAAGGCGATCTGCGCGCGTATCGTCATGCTGCCACGAATGCCGGGCCGGAAGCCTGCTCAAAGCGCCTGATGTATTCCACGATCTGCTGCCCGATAGCGCGAGGATCTCCCACGCCTGCCTGAACGTTGATCGTGTAGGCGTTGCCGCCACCGCCGTTCGGGATGATGCCCCCGTTGCTGCCGGGCACGAACAGTTCCGGCCCCTTCTCCCCGACGACGATAGGCCTGCCGCCCATGACCGGGCCGCCGTTAGCGAAGCCCGGGAATACTCCGGAGAAGAATCCACCCTCAGGAGCCCCGATGCCGCCGCCTAGGAAGTTGTCTAGGTTGGCCTGCTCCGCAGGGTTGAGAACAGGAGTAACTCCAGGCGCTGCTACCAACACTCCACCGGGCCCGGTTACCGTCATCGCGATATTAGCGGTCCTGTTCATCGATGCCGCGAGATCGTCCATCATTGACTGAAGCGCCTTTCGTCCCTTGCCCTTCGCCCCGAGTACGTCCAGAAGCCCCTTCACGAGAGCTATAGCCATGTCAATGCCGCTCTGCATGAAAGCCATTGCCGACTGAGCGCCAACACCGTCAGCGACCGCTACAGCCCCTTTCGCTGCATCGTTCACGCGCTTGATGTTCTCTTGAATATTGCCATTGATGAAAGCGTCGGCGACATCCAAGCCGCGCTCAGCGCCCATCGCGATTACCTGATCGTAGGAAGTCCGGTTAAGCCCGGCAGCGAGAAGCTGGCTCATCTTGCGCCCGAACTCCGAAGCGCGCTCAGCCTGCGCTACCAGAACGTCAATCAGGTTCGATCCCTTCTCCTTCACGACATCGAGAGCCGCGCCGAAATCGAACCCTGCGAAGATGCCCTCAGAGATCTTCGTCTTGTACTTATTGAAGTCCTCAATAGCAGTATTCACGACAGTCTGAGCCGAGCTGATCGCGTCTGCGATTGCCTTCTGAGCAGCAGCGAGCTTCTTGGATTCCTCGGTAGCCTTGCTCGTCGATCCGGTGAAATTATTTATGGAATCATCAACCGTATCGATTTCGTCGGCAGTATTTTTTGATTCATACCCAAGCGCGCCCATCTGAAAGCGCAAATCCTCAGCGGCTTGCGTGAACTTCTGAGCAGATGTCATTGGCTTCTGGAATGTGTACCCGGCGACATTAGCCCCGGCTTCGAGCATGGCTCCGAATGTGAACTTCACTCTCTCTGCCCCGTCAGTGAGAGTCTTCAAGGCATCAGACCAATGGCCGAGCTTTGCCTGCCCTACGGCGATCAGAGCCTTTGCCGCCAGATACGTTGTCTCTCGAACCAGCGTCATGCCATTGATGATCAGTTTCACCCCGGCGATGAACTGCGGGATGTACTGAACCACGCCGCCGATCTGCTTTCCTAGGTCATAGAACGTCGGCTCAAGCAGTTTGATCGCGTCGCTCAGCGCGTCTGCCGCATTCTTCGAGTTATCGAAGCCCGATACGACTCCAGCCATGAACCCGCGCCCGAAGGATTCTTGAAGCTCCCCGATTGCGACGGATACGCGGTCCAACTGGCCCTGAAAGGTTGCAGCCTTGACGGCTGCCTGGCCGTCGAAGGTATCCGCGAGCTTCTGCGTTATCAGGTTCATGTCGCCGGTCTTCAGGGTCGCCTTATCCAGCCCGGCCCCGAGCCGTGACAAACCGCCCGTATTTCCGTCATAGCCCTTGGAAATCGCAGAAACAACACTTTCCAAAGATTTCCCGGTTCCCGCGGCAATATCCTGGGCGAGTTTCAGCGTGTCAGTGGCAAGCGCGACATCCTGCGTACTGCGCAATAGGCGATCCATCGCCGGGCGAAGAAGGTCATCTGATGTCCCGGTCATTCGAGCCAAGCTGTCTATCGTCTTTTCGACGGCAGCAGTCGCGCCCTCCATGCCGAGATTTTTCATCGTCTGAGCGACTTCGCAGCGGCAGCCTCATCGGCTAGGAATGCCTTCACTCCATCGGTGCCGAATTGCACTGCCATTCGCGCGCCTGCTTCGACTGCTTGGAGTGCGGCAGTACCGACGGCAGCGCCCATTCCGGCAGCGAAGCCGGACATCCGCGTCATGCCGGCTGAGGTAGTCGCTCCCTGCTTGTCGAGCAATTGAAGATCAGCGATAGCGCGCTTTACGTCGGCATTGTTATACTCGCCCGTGATCTGAACGGAGATAGCACCGCGAGCCATCATGCCCCCCTATTGATGATTCGGTCAGCGTATGCCGTCGCCTGATCCATGACCCGCTCTAGATCCTTGCGAGCGTCCGGCCCCTTCGTCATCACTGCATACAGCAGGCCGCGTGGCCCTCTCGCCGTACCGGCCTGGCCGTTGTACTTCTTGCCTAGGTTCGCTGCGAAGGTCCGGCCCTTTGGATTCGGATTAGTTGATTTCTTCTTTACCTCATTCGTGCCGGCCAAGGAGAAGACAGCGCCGCCCCAGTCCATCGTGACGATCTTCACCATGTAGAGATTCTTGCCCCACTTGCGCTGATCCTGCGACAGGCTCACGCGGATCTTGGATCGAACGCGCGTCCCGGTGAAGCCCAGATCTCGCCCACGGTCAACCGCGATCCATCGGCCCCAATTGCTGAGAGCGTTACCGGATGGAGTCTGGATGCGCGCCTCATCCCTGACCTTCTCGCCAGCCTTCTTGAAGCCCTTCGCGATCTCGTCATAGGCGTCTTTGTCGAATCGCTGAAGAAGCTTGATAGTGCGCTGTTCGCCCGTAACCTGAGCCTTCATCACCATTTGCTATCGCTTCCTCTGCGCTGCCGCTTGCTCGGTGTGTCTCCAACGCAGGTAACGGAGCATCGTGATTTGCATCCGGTCGCTTTCCTCCAAGATTACAGAGGGAGCAAGTCCGAACTCGTAGGCGAGGTGGCAGACGGTGAAATGGGCGCTGGACTCTCCAAAGGGAGGATCTCCGTCGGTCCTGCGCTTTCATCATCTGCCACCTGCTCGACCGTCGCTAGCCAGTCCTCGAAGGGAAGACTGACGCGCTTCGTTCGATTCAAGCAAGCCCACGCCAGAAACCACATGTACTCAAGTCTCTCGCCTATTTTGTTGGTAGGCAGATTGTAGACGCGCTCGAAATGGATCATGTCGGCTCCAGTGCAGAGCACTCTGTCTACCCTTGAATCCGTATAAATCACTTCTAGCGGAATTCTGTTGATCATCGCAGGATGCCTTTCTTAGACGGTGCCGCGCGTGACGGTGCCGGAGGTGGGCCAGGTAACAGAGAGCGTGGCGAGATCGCCGACAGCACTAGCGAACGGCTGGTAGGAGTTCACCAAGCAGAGAGCGGTATAGCTAGGATTCGTGGCGCTCACGGTTCCCGATGTCGGGACCAGAACCACGGTGGCGAGCGTGTTCAGCAGCGGAAACAGAACGTTATCTACCGCAGCGAAATCCTGCATGAAGTCAAGCGTGATGCTCGCACTCTTCAGGCCGCCTACGCGAGTCGTAAACGTCGATCCGAAAGCCGTTGTCTCGACCTCTGCCGATTCAATTGAGAGATCTACGGAGTTAATGGAAGACGAGAAATCCGTTCCATTAATCGTGACCTTGTAATCAGTCGCAACGAACTTAGCCATTCCTTACTCCCTTATGCGTAGACGGTTACTGAAAAGTCAGCAGTTAGATAAATGGTATCGCCAATAGAGGTTGAAGCGTACGACAGCATTTCCGTAACGTGGAGAGACTGAGCGATGCCCCCGAGCGTCCGGTCAGACTCGATTGCCGTCTTGATAGAAGATGCCCCGGTCGGATTGCAGTATGCATCTATGGATGATTGCGCGTTCCGATCAGAGGCGCGCCCGACGATCACCGTTACGACAAATTCATATTGGTCTAGGCCGCGATGAAACGTCCGGTCATATGTGATGGTCGAAGGGATCACGACAGCCTGCGGAGGAGTCGGCGCATCGGGAACAGTCGCCGATGTGCGCAGACCGCTGATCGTCGCCAGATTGGCAGCGATCCCCGTTCTCAGCGTTCCGATGGTGACTGTCATGCGATCCCGACCATTCGCCGGTACGGCTCCACCAGTTGCGCAACGTCTGGATCTAGGGCGCGCGTCACCCGGACGACTCCGAGCTCGTTGACGCCTGCCACCCCGAGCGGGCTTTGCAATCTGGTGAAAATTCTCGAGCCTTGCAGCACCGCGGCTTGAGTGACGACGATGGGCACGGCAGGGAAGCCATATACGCCCGTAACCCTCACCGTGGCCTCTCCACCGGCGGCAGGCCAGAGATAGTCCTGAATGGCCCTGATTCGCGTATAAGGCACGGTCTGGCCGTTCGCTACTCCATTGAGCGGCTCTAACTGGTAATCAGTCGTCTTCCACGTTACGTCGAAGACTCCATCAGCCCCGGTGGAGGAAGTGATCGTTACGGCTGTTCCCGCAAGATCGTCAATCTCGATGACGTACTCATCGGCAGGCGAGAAGACGCGCGTGACAGTCCCACTAGTGCCGAAGGTCCGACCGCAGTAGCCGTCGATGAGATCGGATGCCGCAGACCCGGCCATATTGATAAGGGCATCGTCTACTGAGTCGGTAATTCTGAGCGCCGCCTTGATCTGCGCCGTGCTCGCATAGAGCGCCATGCTACGTCCGTTCCCGCAGGTACTTGCCCATCGTATCAATCATTTCTAGCAATTGATGCTGACTGAGGGAGCCTTGAAGGAATGCCCTTCCAGCGTGAGATTAACGAACGGATTCAGGCTCATCACCCCGACACCCATAGAGCGAAGCTTCTTCGCCACCTTCGGCAGTTGCTGCTCCCAGACCGGGTAAGGCTTCGGGTCGCCTGGCGCGTAT